AACAATAGAAAAAATTACGGACATCATCAGATTATTGCTAATGAATTTCAAAAGATTGCAATGAACAAAGAGAAGAGGCTCATTATCAATATGCCTCCTAGACATACCAAATCAGAATTTGCATCCTACCTGTTCCCTGCTTGGATGATCGGTAGAAATCCTAAGATGAAACTGATGCAGGTTTCACACAACGCTGAACTTGCAACAAGGTTCGGTAGCAAAGTTAGAAACTTAATGGATAGCGAGGAGTATAAAATGATCTTCGGTGATGTTAAACTACGTGAAGATAGTAAGGCAAAAGGCCGATGGGAGACCAATCATGGTGGCGAATATTTTGCAGCGGGGGTAGGCGGTTCTATTACAGGACGAGGGGCGGACTTACTTATTATCGATGACCCACATACGGAACAAGACTCAATGTCAGACACCGCAATGGATCGAGCATACGAATGGTATAGCTCTGGTCCAAGACAACGTTTACAACCAGGTGGAAGAATTTGTGTAGTCATGACTCGTTGGGCAACAGACGATCTAACTGGTCGATTATTAAAATCACAATCAGAACCCAAAGCAGATAAATGGAAAGTAGTTGAGTTCCCAGCGATACTTCCAAACGGAAAACCAGTGTGGCCTGAGTATTGGAAGCTAGAAGATTTAGAAGCGGTCAAAGCATCGGTGTCCACGAAGAACTGGAACGCACAGTATATGCAGGACCCAACGTCTGAAGAAGGTGCAATCATTAAACGTGAATGGTGGAACGACTACGATAAAGATTACCTCCCTAAATTGCTACACGTCATACAAAGTTATGATACTGCATTTAGTGCAAAAGAATCTGCAGATTACTCTGCTATTACTACATGGGGAATCTTTCAACCGGTTGAAGGTTATGAAGATCATATAATTTTATTGGATGCGATTAAGGGAAGATATGATTTTCCAGATTTAAAAAATATAGCTTTAGAACAATATAGTTATTGGGAACCTGAAACAGTTATCGTTGAGGCGAAAGCATCAGGCCAGCCTTTGATTCATGAATTGAGGCGTGCTGGGATTCCAGTAATTGATTTCGTTCCTGCCAAAGGCCGTGATAAACATACCAGAATTAACTCATGTGCCCCGGTATTTGAGTCTGGAATGGTTTGGGCTCCTTTGGATGAGAAGTTTGCCCAAGACGTGGTTGAAGAATGTGCTGCATTTCCTCATGGTCAGTATGACGACTATGTTGATTCTATGACCCAAGCTGTGCTAAGATATCGACAAGGTGGATTTGTTTCAACGTACTCGGACGATTGGGACGACCCGCCAATAAAATTAGAACGTGAGTATAAATATTATTAGGATTTACTATGGATTATAAAAAAGTTGATAGAATTGCAGACAGAATTAAAAACCCTACAAAAACACCTTTTGAAAAAGCTATGTCAAAAATTAAAGCAGAAAGAAGAGATGCAATGAAGACACCAATGAAAAAATTGTCAGATAAAGAAAAAGCTGAAAGATTAATGGCAAACAAAATGAAATCTGGTGGTCTTAAAGGTGGTCAAAAAAAGTTAGATAAAAATAACAATAACAGAATTGATGCACAAGATTTTAAAATATTGAAAGCAGAAAAAGCAAAAGGTAGAGGCATGGGTCTTCAAGATGAATCTATTAAACCTGGTAAAGTTCAAAAAGCATTTGTAGGTAAAATGATTAAAGGTGCAGGAAAATCTATTGGTAGATTATTTGGTAAAAAGAAATCAGCAACTGCAACACCAGGCGCAATGGTTTCTCAAAAAGCTTCTCTTCCAATTAACCTTGTTGAAGAATATAAAAAAGCTAAAGGTTTAAAAGTAGGTGGAGAATCTAAATCTGATAAAGTGAAAAGAGCTTTCCCTGAAAAAAGTCCGAGTGGAAGAGCTAAAATTGAAACAATGCTTGGCAGTAAGTACACTCCTATGAAAAGAGAAAGATTGTTTGCAGGATCTGCAGCAAGAAGAAAAGAAGGTTTTAAAAAACTTTTAAAGAATGTTAGAAAAGCAATTCCAGGTGTTGGAATGTTAGATGTTAAAGTTACAAAAAACTCTAAAGGAGGGGGCGCTGATATGTCAAAAAATAAAAAATCTAAATCAGGTTCTTCAGTTAAAGATATATTTAAAAGTTATGGTAAGTATGATGGTAAACCAATTGAGTTGAGTAAAGGCGGTGGAGCTGATACAGGCACGAGAGGTGAAATAAGAAGTAAGTTATCTGTGGCTGCAGATAGATTTAAAAGACGTATGAGTCAAATGCCTGGTAAGATAACAGATGAAGAAAGAAAAAAAATTAAAGAGTTACTAAAAGATGTTAAACCAGCTAGGCCTGCAAGACCAATGCCAAACATTAAATCTGATGGTCCTAAAAGACTAATGCCTTCAAGACCGAAACCAAGTTTAGGTCCGATGGCTAGAAGAATGGGTGGTGGAATGATTAACAAACCTATGGGTTACAAAAAAGGTGCATCAATCATGGCTCGTGGTTGTAAGCTTGGTAGAAAAAAAACTACTAAACTTTATTAGTTGATCTTCAGCCATGTTAAGGCTAAAAGGATATAAAATTTATGGCTGTTGAAAAAAACGAAATTCCTGAAATAACTGAAGAAGAAAAAGTTGAACTTGATCAAGGTCAACCAATCATTGATGAAGAAGTTTCTGAAGTAACCGTTGAAGGTGAGGAGCCTGAAGAAGAAAGACCTCAAGATGATTTCAATGCTAACTTGGCTGAGTTCATGGATGAACGAACACTTGGCCGTATGGCATCAGAACTAATTCAAGAATATAAAAAAGATAAAGAATCAAGAAAAGATTGGGAAGACGCTTACATCAAAGGTTTAGATTTACTTGGAACAAAATTTAGAGAAGTTACCAAACCATTTAAAGGTGCATCCAATGTCACTCATCCGTTGCTCGCGGAAAGTGTAACACAATTCCAAGCACAAGCATATAAAGAACTTGTACCAAGTGATGGCCCGGTAAGAACTCAAATTGTAGGATTACAAACTCCACCAATAGAGCAACAAGCGGATCGTGTAAAAGAATACATGAACTATATGTTAATGGAGAAGATGGAAGAATACACAACCGACATGGATCAAATGTTATTCTATTTACCATTGTCCGGTAGCACTTTTAAAAAAGTCTATTACGACTCACTCATTAAAAGACCTGTATCTAAATTTATTCCTGCAGAAGATATCGTGGTTCCGTATTACGCGTCCGATTTAAAAGATACAGATAGAATTACTCACGTACAACGGATGACGGAAAACGAAGTCCTAAAACAAATGGCCGCTGGGTTTTATAGAGAAGTAGAACTGGCTACATCAGAAGAGAACACGGACAACGTGCAAAAGAAAATTAGTGAGCTTGAAGGAATTAAAAGAACTGGAGATGATGCATTAAATACAATTTTAGAAATGCATGTTGATTTACATTTAGATGATTATGAGAAGTTTGATTCACGTGCAAAGAATATAAAAATTCCTTATGTGGTCACCATTGACGAAGGCAGTGGTGAAATATTATCAATATATAGAAACTACAGACCGGATGATCCAACGTATCAAAGAATAGAATACTTTGCTCATTATAAATTTTTACCTGGACTTGGTTTTTATGGTTTTGGTTTGACTCATATGATTGGTGGTTTATCACAAGCCGCTACTCAATCGTTAAGACAATTGATTGATGCAGGTACATTAAAGAATTTACCAGCAGGATTTAAGTCTAGAGGCATCAGAGTTAGAGATGATGACCAACCGATTCAACCTGGAGAGTTTAGAGATGTTGATGCACCGGGTGGAAACATTCGAGAACAGTTTTTTAATCTACCGTTTACAGAACCATCAACAACCTTATTTAATCTTTTAGGATTTTTAGTTCAAGCAGGACAAAAATTTGCTGCGATAACGGATAACAATATTGGAAATGATGCTCAGAATAGAGCAGTGGGTACAACAGTTGCTATGATGGAACGTGGTTCGCGTGTGATGAGTGGTGTTCACAAGCGATGTTACTACGCAATGAAGATGGAATTTAAAATTTTAGCTAGAATCATGGCTGAATCTTTACCACCAGAATATCCTTATGACGTTTATGGTGGGCCAAGAGTAATTAAAGCACAAGATTTTGATAACCGAGTTGATATTTTACCGGTTGCAGATCCAAATATTATGTCGATGGCGCAAAGAGTGATGCTTGCACAGACACAATTACAAGTTGCAAGCTCAAATCCGATGATTCACAACATTCACGAGGCGTACAGAAGAGTGTATGAAGCACTTGGCACCAAACAAATTGATGCATTATTGAAACCACCGCCTCCAAGACCTGAACCACAGGACCCTGCAAAAGAAAATGCACGTGCATTACAGATGAAATTACTAACTGCATTTGAATTTCAAGACCATGATGCTCACATTGCAGCGCACATGGCCTTCATGCAATCGAGAATGGTACAAATTAATCCTCAAGTGTATGCATTATTGCAATCACACATCTCGGATCACATTTCATTCAAAGCAAGAATAGAAGTTGGAGAACAATTGATGCAAGATCCTAACATGATTCAGTTACAACAGGCCGACCCACAACAATTCCAAATACAATTTGATAAAGCGGTAGCAACTGCGGTTGCAGAAATCACTGAACAGTTAGTAAGAGGTGAGATGCAAGCGCAAGCAGGTAAGCAAGATCCTTTAGTTAGACTAAAACAACAAGAAATTGATCTAAGAGCAATGGATTTACAGCGTAAAGAGAAAGAAGCAATGATGAAAGCTGAAATGGATGCAATGCAAGAAGCATCAAAACTAGATTTTCAATATGACAAGCTTATGGAGCAGTCAAACCAATCAGAAGAGAGGTTAAAAGTTGCAAGAGAAAAGATCAACTCGAAAAAATAAGGGGAAAGGATTGAGCGGAGGTGTAAAATATGGTCCTCCACCTAAAAAAGGGCCTAATCCACAAGGGATAGAACTCAATCGTGTTAAAAAACTCTTACGAAAAGCTATCGGAAAAAAATAAATTAATTTTTTTAGCTGGATTATTTGATGGCGAAGGAAGTTTCGGCATTTGGGGTAAAGGAGAAGGTAGAAAAACATTTCAATGTGGTGTTGAAATGACTGATAAAGATAATATAGCTAGATTTGCAGATTTTTTTGGTGGAAAAATTAGTAAATGTAAACTTAGAAAATCTCATTGGACACAAACTTGGAGATGGAGATTAAGCGGACAAAGGGCTTACGAGTGCATAGATCTTTTGATAGAATACATGTGTATTAGAAGACAGGAGAAATACAATGTGGTTAAAAGCAATATCACTAGCCGTTAAAGCCGGTTCGCATATTTATCAAAATCGTCAAAAGACGAAGATGTTAATGTCTGATGCTCAAATGCATCATGCTGAAAAGATGGCTCGTGGTGAAAGCGAATACCAAGGTAAACTTCTTGAGGCAAGACAATCGGACTGGAAAGACGAATTCATTTTATTATTACTCTCAGCACCTATTGTACTTCTTGCTTGGGCAGTATTTTCAGACGACCCAAGTGCCATGGAGAAAATGAAATTATTTTTTGAATATTTTTCACAACTTCCATTTTGGTATCAAACAATTTTTGTTGGTGTTATAGCCAGCGTTTACGGACTTAAAGCAACTGATTTAATTAAGAGGAAATAATGCCATTAAATAAAAAAGGTAAAAAAATTAAAAAAGCTATGATTAAACAGTATGGCAAGAAAAAAGGGGAGTCTGTTTTTTATGCTATGGAGAATTCTGGTAAACTTAAAAAAGTAAAAAAACTTAGAGGTGGTGGAGGATACCAAGGTGGTAGAAGTGATACACCAGCGGGTGCAGCACCAGCAGGAGATGTTGATAGAAGCAAAGTAGGTGCAGGATCTGAATATGCTAAAAACAAAGCAAGAGCAGCAATAGACGCTCAAAGAAAACAAACAATAAAACAGTTAACTCCACCTAGTCAAACATTAAAAGGAAAAGCACTTTATACAGGTTTAACTTTAGCAGGTATTCCTTTTCCTGGCACAATTACAAAAAAAATAATGGATAAACCTTATTGGCAAAGAGGTAAGAAACCAACAAAAGATATTAAAACAACAAAAGATATTAAAAAATTTACACCTCCTTTAATAACAGGTGGAGGAAATGAACAATCAACAATAAAACCAATTATGCCTATTGCAGAAACACCAATTGAACAAATCACTCGAGCTTACAAAAAGCCGACCGTTTCATCTACTGGTGAATTTGGTTATAGTGTAGGATTAAAAAAAGGTGGATTGCTTAGACAAGGTAAACCAAAACTCGCTAAGAAAGGTTGGAAGTAATGTTTAAAAAAATAATTTTAAAAAAAGGTGCAAACGCATTAATGAAATCTAAAAAAGTAAACGAACTAAGAAAAAAAGCAGCTGCGGTTTTGGGTTTGGGAACAATGGGAGCTGCAGGTGCAGGTGCAACAGGTGCTTACATGGCTGCTCAAAGAAAAAGAAAAGGAAAAAATTAATGACTAAATTATGTGCAAGAGGCAAGGCTGCCGCTAAAAGAAAATTTAAAGTTTATCCTTCAGCATATGCAAACGCTTATGCATCTAAAATATGTGCAGGTAAAATAAAAGATCCATCAGGTAAAAAGAAAAAAGATTGGGGACCTAAGAAAATGAACAAAGGCGGAGGAGCTGATATGAGCACAATGAAAAAGAAAAAAAAGAAACCGGCTCCTGGAGGCGGAAGAGAAAGACATGAATATATGAAAAATATTCAAAACCCTATTTCTGAATATGGGCCTAAAGGTAAATTAAAATACACAGGCGCTAAAGTTGGAATGAATGTAACTGCAGGTGGTCAATCAGCAATGGGTAGGTTACAAAAGTCTGGAATGTTAAAAGCATATACAGGTAGAGCAGTTCGACAACCAAGTGAAACAGACAAAGAATTTGAAATGAGACATGAGTATCATACACCTTTTAAAAAACCACAAAAAGCAAAAGGTGGTGGAATTGCTATTAAAGGAACAAATTTCAAAGGTGTATTTTAATGAATAAAAAAGGTTCATGTTGGGAAGGTTATGTTCAAAAAGGAATGAAGTCTAAAGGTGGACGGATGGTTCCTAATTGTGTACCTGGTATGAAAAAAGGTGGACTAACAAAATGGTTTCAAGAAAAATGGGTAGATATTGGAGCAAAGAAAAAAGGTGGCAAGTATCAAGAGTGTGGCAGAAAATCTGCAACTGGTTCAAGCCGGAAATATCCAAAATGCGTACCACTTGCAAAAGCCACAGCGATGACAAAGTCACAAAAGGCCTCTGCTGTTGCCAGAAAGAGATCGGTAAGTAATGCAGGACCTAAACCAACAAACGTGAGGACATAATGTGGAAGTGGATTAAAAACTTATTTAAACCTAAAAAACAATATGAAGAAGTTAAAATAGATTTCTCTAAATTAACTAAAGGGGATTTGAAAAAACTTCAAGCACAAGGTAAAATAAAAGATATATATGAGAGACACTAGAAGTATAGAATCACATTTAAAAGATGTTGCTAGAGAAAATAAAAAAAAGCAACTACATAAAGACCTTAGAAAAGAGGTTGAGGTAGGGGCTAACGGAACGCAACAATATGTGATAAAAGAAGGTATAAACAAAAATAAAATTGCGAGTACAAAATAATGCCAAAAATTGATAGACAGAAAAGTACAAAAAAAGGTTTAGGACCCAAAGGTGCAAATCCACCTAAAGGTTTAGATGAAAAAAGAAGAAGAGATCGTATGCTTAAAAAAGCAAAAAGATATGAAGATGCAGCAAGAAGTAGAGAAGCTGCTATGGGTGATAAAAACATTTCATATGTTGGAGATCCGTTTATCGTTGATGGTAAAAAATTTGACCCTGCTAAAAAATTTCCAGAAACTTATATGAGACCTGAAGGTGCAAAAACTTTTAGTGGTGGTGGAATGGCTAGAGGTACAGGTGCTGCTATTAAAGGTAAGAAATTTCAAGGCGTTTTTTAATTTGCACCCAGACCTAAGATAATTTATATATTTACCTTTAATTATAAAAAGGTAGCTAGTGAAACCAATTTTATTTTCTAAATTTATTAATACTTCAGTATTTAATTTTAAAGAATTACACAATCTTTACAAAAATCATCCTCTAGATGATTTAGAAGTTCTTCTCGAGGGTAAACAACATAAATTAACACATAAACCAGATATAGAACAATTTGCAGACTACAGGTATAGCTTAATTTTTATAAATGCAAGAGAGGCTAAAGAAATTTTTGGTAATTTAAAAAAAGTGTTTGAATTAAAATTTCCTCAAATTAAAAAAGCTTCTTCGTGGGACGTACACATTTACTCAAGTTATAGTGGTGAATCAAAATCTTTTCATGTTCACGCTGATATCGCAGATAATGTTATTCTACAAACTGAGGGTTTAAGTAAGTGGCATTTACCAAATTATTTTGATACAACACTAGCCCCTGGTGATATGATTTGGATACCTAAAGGTGTTAAACATCAATGTAAACCTTTGAATAGAAGAATATCTTTAAGCTTTGCTTTCTGGTATTTTTAATTTGCATCCAGATATAAAATAAATTATAAAAGCCATCATGGCTAATAAAGTATATTACGCAAACGCTGTTTATGGCAAAGAAGAAATAAAAGCAGTTAATAAAGTTTTAAAAAATCATTTAACATTAATGGATGGTCCATTAGTTAAAGAATTTGAAACTAAAGTAGCAAAAATTTTCGGAAAAAAATATGGTGTGATGGTTAACTCTGGTTCATCCGCTAACCTAATCGCACTAGCATCGTTAGATTTACCAAAAGGTGGTGAAGTTATTACACCAGCATTAACATTTGCAACAACGGTTGCACCTATTTATCAGTGTGGATTAATACCTCATTTTGTAGATGTTGAGCATGCTGAATTTATTGCAGACCCACAATACATTGCATCTGCACTAACAGATAAAACAGTTGCAATTATGGTTCCAAACTTATTAGGAAATGTTTGTAACTGGGAAAGAATTTATAATTTTGCAAAGCAACATGGACTAAAAGTTATTGAAGACTGTGCAGATACAATTGGATATAAATATTATGATAGTAAAGATGGTACAACAGGTAAATATAATGATTTAGTAACTACAAGTTTTTATGCGTCACATATTATAACTGCTGCAGGTTTAGGTGGTATGGTTTGTACCAATGATAAAAAATTAGTTAGTAAATTAAAATTGCTTAGAGGTTGGGGACGATCATCAGCTGTCTTTAATGAATCTGAAGAAATAGAAAAAAGATTTAATACTAAAGTAGATGGCATTGATTATGATTCTAAATTTATATTTACAGATATAGGTTATAACTTTTTACCATCAGAAATATCTGCAGCGTTTGGTTTAGAACAATTAAAAAAATTACCTAAATATAAAAAAATAAGACAGAAAAATTTTGAATCATTGAGAGAATTTTTTATGCCATATAGTGATATGCGATGGGTAGGAAGAGTAGGTTGGAACACTCATGCAGATACACCATGGTTAGCCTATCCATTAGTATTAGATAGTCAAGCACCCTTTACTAGAAAACAAATGCAAATCCATTTTGAAAAAAATGGTGTTCAGGTTAGAACTATTTTTACTGGTAATATAACTAGACAACCTGTAATGAAAAACATGAAATGGAAAGGGAATAAAGAATTTCCAGTAGCAGATGATGTAATGAAAAATGGTATGTTAATTGGTGCACATCAAGGCATGGGTGATAAAG